CGTTCAGCTTGTCGGCCAACACCTCAGCCTCGCGCTTACTCGGTGCTGCAATGATGTCGTCCGGGCCTTGGACGTGGACGGCGTATAGGGTCATGCTTTCTCCTTTGCTGCCTGCTCGATGGCGCGCTCCACATACTCCAGTGCGGCTTTCCAACCTTGACGCGCGGCATACGTCCGTTCATTGAGGAACAGCCAGTGAAGCGGATGCTGCGACATGTCGTACTTCTCTTTTTGCGCCCACGCTTCAAACTCGTCCTGCTCCTTTCCGTCGCATACACTCGGGATCGCACGCGGTGCGCACTCGGCTTGTGGGGCGGTGTAGATCTTGGTGCCGATCGGCACATCAGATGCCTTGAACGCTGCCATCGTGAAGCCATCCGTTCCCGGCATCGACCCAGCTACGCCCACCGCCTCACCCTTGCACTCGGCCAGCTGGGCGGTGAGCGGCGTCACAACATACCCGGCGCGGGCAACACGCTCAGATTCTTCCGGCTCGTGCAGCGTCACATACCGTGCGTGGTTTGGTCCGTCAATGTCGCGCTCGTACAGCCACGCCACCGCCTCACCCTTCCCGCCATCGGCTTGCGCATCGCTCGATGCAGTGTCGGCGATGTTCTTCATTGCCTGAATTAGCACCTTGTTTCCCGATACGTTCTCGTCGATCCATTGATCGCGCGATTGCGCAGCGCTCGATCCGAGAGCGGCGCGGTATGCGTTCATCAAAGCGCTTCTAGCATTGGCGCGCTCATCAAGGCCGCCATCAAGTTGGGCGCATTGGTAGTCGTCGATCAGTTCGCCAAAGGCGGCAGTGTCAATAGGCTCACTCATGCCGCCACCCCATCAAATGCATAATCCTCGTGGTCGACCAGGTATTGCACGGCTTCGAGGTCGAGTTGCGTTGGTATGTATCCGGGTCGCGCTTTGATAAACCCGCCATTCCATCGGAAGTGGCCGGCGATCCACGAGAGGGCGGTTTCGGTGGTCCATGTCTGGGTCATTTGGGGTCCTTTTGTTTGGACAGAGCCTCGTCTGCCTGCTTGGTAGCGATATGCTCGTCAAGCCAGTACTTCACTGCATAGCGCCAACGGGCCGCATCCTGAGCAAGCGCGTCACGCTCCGTATCGGCCTTGTCCAGTGATGCTTCGTACAGGCGGCATTTGGTCTCCAGGTCGGAAATGCGGGCGTTCGCTGCTGCGAGGGCGCGCTTGGCGTCAAGGATGATTCCCTTGGCCATCGGCGGGGCGAGCGAGTCGTTGTAGTTGTCCATGCGCTTAATCAGATCATCCATGTGCGTCTCCATCAGCAAGGGCGCGAATGTCACGCGCGCAAGCTGAACCAGTTTCGTAGCTCACAGCGCTTACAGAGACCATCCGGTCACAGACGGCAGCCGCCTCCTCAATCGCAGCGCGGCGGGATGCCTGCCAAGCGATCGACATGTGGTGCTTTGCCGCCATGTTCCAATGCTCGGGGCACTCCTTCCGAGGATCGGATGACAACGGATGCCATGTGCTGCGGCGCCATTCGTCAAACCACGCCTCGAACTTCTCGCACTCACTCACGATTACCTCCGCTTGCTTGCTGGGCGGAAACGAGTGCTGCCTTGATGGCTTCCTCGACGTGCGACTCTTTGTCCGCCCTGCGCATGTGGTTCAGGCCCGTCAGCCACGGCATAGCCGCCTTGACCATCGCAGGCGTCACAGTCAGCGCCCGCTCCGTCTGTGCTGGCTGCGTCGCCGTGGCTTGCGGATATTTCTTTCCGACCGCGTGAGCGAAGTTAAACAACCCGTGATTCTCGAAAATCCAGCCCCCTGCGCCGGTTCGATCCAGCGCGTACCCAACCGCCAACTCCTTGACAGCCACGTCGAAATTTTCAAGCTGTTCTTCTATAGCCGTGGCTTGCTGGGATGTGGCGCAGGCTTCGAGAAGCGCCACAGCCCCAGCATGAAACGCTGCGCCATCACGGAAGCATCGCTCGTCGAAGAAGGCCGCTGGCACTTTCGACTGCCGGTCGCCGAGTGCTAAAAATTCTCGGTGCTGACTACGGTGCCAAAGAAGCAAATCATCGAGGGTCAGCGCCGCCCGCTTATCGTCCAGCACCACGGCAGAGGGCTGGGATGATTGCGGGGCGGTGTAGAGAATAGAGCCGATGCGTTTGAGCAAGTCGGAAACATCCCTCCTGGATAAATTCCAGCAGGGCTCTGTCAAAAGTTCAGCAATTTCATTCGGCACTACGTCAGCCTCCACCGCCTCCCCCGATTGCGCTGGCGCGGCAGCAAGCATCGCCTGCCAGCAACCAATAGCCGCATCGCTTCCGATACCTAGGCCGTATTTCTTGAGCGACCAGTCGCGCGCCGCATTCAGCATGGCTTCGGTCGGCTGATGAAGCGCGGCAGGTTTGCTTGCAGATAGCAGGGCGCGGGCGAACTTGATCCAGTCGCCAGCTTCGGTATGGACCGTGAAGTCCTGCTTCAAGTCCTCGAACAGCAGAGGGTTGCCTAGCACTTGCGCAGCCAGCCTCAATACGTCGTCGTCTGTCATCATCGCTCCGTCATTCATGCTTTCACCCTGATCGTCACCGGCCCGTTGCGCATGTCGCCAGTCATCTGGCCATCGAGTTCTGCGCGCTCCTGCTTGGTGAGGTTCCGCCATTTGGCGATCAGCCAATCACCGCGTAGCAGTCCGCGAGGCGAACCCACACAACCAGGCCCGACCGAATAGCCATTCTCAGCACACCAGCGCTCGGCGGCGTAGCAGGCCTGAAAATCACCGACATCGGCGAACGTCATCACAATTGGATCGCTCATGAGTGGTCTCGAAAAAGAGCCGCACATACTGGCCGGCTTAAGGACACACGCAACTTTCGAAGGGCGCCTGGAATGTGCGCCTTCAAGAGTGTTGCTTGGTTAAGCTGCCGGCTTCTTCACGAGCCGATAGCCGAGTTTTTGTGCGGCGCTCTTGAGCAATCGCACGACTGCTGTATCGTCGCCTTCGCCACGCGACCAGGGTTGATGCTCGATCGGTTTGAATGCCGTATAGCCGTCCAGCATGGCCAGCGTCTGGCAATCGGCGTGGACGCATTCGACTACGGTTCCGTAGCCGCCGACTGAAGCCATATCCTTCCGGGCCCTGTCATTGGCGTAGTTCATCGCGCGGGCGATCTTGTGGCCCAACTCGACGTCATTCCGCCACTCGTGGGCGACGTCGTTATTCAGCATCACGACTGTTCTGTATCCCATTTCTACTCCGATATTGGGCGCCGCTGCATCGGCTTACCGGGAATACGCCCGTAGGCCGATCCGTGCGATGCTGCGGCGGTAAAGTCAGGCTGCCTGCTGTCGAAGCACCTTTTCGTACTGGGCGACGAGCATGGCGAATTCCCAGAGATCCTTTTCGAGCGCTTCGATGTAATCCTCGTCACGCTTGAATTCCTGGAACCAGAACTGCTTTCCGGCAGGTTCGAGCGCAGGGCAGTAGAGGCAGTTGTGCCACCACTTCCGGCCGGAAATCCACATGCCGCCCATGGATTGATCGTGGACATCGGTGAAGTCACCGTCAATGTAGATCGACCGCAAGCGATCGGGGGCGACGAAACACTTGTACTCGCTGCCGCCGTCGTCATTAATCAAACCGTCGACACTGACTCCAAAAAGCCCGTCATCGGTTTTCATGAAGCCGCAGCGCTGCACGAACAGGCCAGTACGCGCCTCATGCTCCATTCGCGCTGATGGCTCCAGATCGTGTCCTCGGCGCATCTGCCAAGTTTCGAACCCCTCGTCTAGCGGCTCCCCGCTAATGCGTTCGACCGCCAGCCGGAATGCGTAGTCCTTGGCTTTGTCGGAGTAGTCGCCGACCTTTTCGCCATTGAGCGCCCGGGTGATAATGTCGGACTTCGGAAGGGCTTTGTATCCAGCGGCCTCTGCTGCTGCTTTCTCTGGCGTGCCAGCCAGACGCAAATTTACGAACTGCTGTTGACGCTCATCCAGGCAACTGACCTTGCTGCGCGCAGTACTAAACATGCTGGCGGTAATCACGCCAGCTCTCGCCCGGTGCCATTCAGGTGAACCCTGTTCGCATTCGACGATAATCATTGCTGGCCTCCCTCGGCTGCCATCTGACGTTGAAAATCTGCTTCGAGATCGGCATCATCGGAGCCCGGTTCGCGTTGCGGCTCGGCCGCCTTGGCCGGGAGCGCCTTGCTTTTCTCTGCCATCGCTGCCTTGAAGGCATCAGATGCGGCTGCATCCTTTGCGGCATTGATCTCCTTCACGGCTCGCTTCCAAAGCGTGTCGAACTGATCGCGGGTCGTGACTGCGTTGGCTTCGGCAACAAGCTTGATCCCCAATGCACTCAAAACCGGCTCGCCCGGCTCGTCGTCATGCCGGTACTCTTCTGGCAAGTCTTCGATGTCTTGCGTAAAAATGTCCGATGCCGCAGTGACGTTCAGCGTCATGGCGATCTTGGCGCGCTTGCAGGCCATCTTGAGAATGGTGTTAGCCTGGTCGGCAGACTCGGTGCGAATCTGTTGCTTCTTCTCGACCTTGTTATTCCACTTGGCGAACTTCAGGCGACGCAGATTTTCGGGTGTTACCTCGAACTCTTCCGCGCAAATCGCGCCTCGCCACTTGTACTTTTCCTCGTGGGATGAACACTCGCCCATCCCCTCGCCCAGCACGACGCCGGTCACCTGATGGATGCCGATGCAGCGCACACGAAAGCGAGCCATGCCATCGACGGTCAGGTCTTCGATTTCGTACTTGTCGGCGACGCGGAAGGTCACGCACAACACCTCAGCGCCCGGCTTGTACAGCGATGGCTTCTTGGTGCCGGGGATCACGCCGTAGTGCGTCTCGCTCTTCATGATGGAGCGCATCACCTCCTGCACGAGATTCACGCGCTGGCGAATCTCCATGGCAGAAAACTGATGCACTTCGGCGGATACGATGCCGGCGCTCTCGCGTCGCGGCATTTCGATGATTTCGTTCACTTCTTTCTCCGTTAAAACGGGATCGGTCGAGCAAAATAGACGCGCTGCATGTTGTCGACCACTCGCATGGTTTCGGCGCCAAGGACATAGAACTCTTTTCCCGGTACATCCTTGGCTAGCCGTTCGGCTTCGCGCACCGCCTCCAGATAGTCCGTGTGACGATATGAGGGCGGGTGGTGTCCAGTGGGGCACCAGACCAGCCAGAACATGTCTTTCATATCTGTCATGCTGCCTTCTCCATGTGATTTGCGGCGACGTTCTCGGCGGCCAATTGCTCATCGGCTGCGGTGTAGTCGAATTTCTTCATCCATCCCATAACGTCGCCAACGGTGACGTCGTAGTGATCGGCCAGGGTCTTCACAATCTCGACGTCGCCCGGCCCGTTCTTCTCGAACTGCACACGAACCCGGCGCAACGCTTCACGCTCCGCAGCATCCCGCTCGGCCTGCTCGCGAGCCGTCTTGTCTGCTGCTGCTTGCGCTGCTTCCGCTTCCTGGCGACGTGCTGTTGCTTCCGCTTCCTCGCGCTGGCGACGTGCTTCGGCGTCTTCACGTTCCTTCGCTTCGGCCTCGGCCAGCAACCGGCGAATCTCCGCAACCGCGGTCGTCTTGGCGCTTTCCGCCGATCCAGCCAGAATGCCGAAGCGCTCCGGATCAATCTCCCATGCTTCGGTCTCGGCAAGCGTCTCGCGTAGGCACTCGATGGTTCCACCCTTGCGTACACCGAGACGGCCTGACTGGGCGATGATTACCTGCTGCTGGATGCCCTGAATCTCGGACATAGCGGCGGCAAGTTTGTCTGCGGCTTCCTGCTGGGCACGCAAACTCGCCTGTTCTGCTTCATGTTGGGCCAGCCACGCTGCGTTGGCAGCTTCGCGTTCCGCAGCCATCCTGGCTTCGTGCTCTGCCTGCTGCCGACGCATCGCTTCCTCGGCCTTGGCTTGCGCTGCCCGTTGCTCTGCCTCGACCCGCTCACGCTCGGCACGATCTTTCGTTTCCTGCTCGGCTCGGGCGGCAGCGGCAAGGCGCTCCTGCTCGGCCAGTTCCGCGCGTTGACGCTCAAGCGCTTCACGCTCAGCAGTCAGGCGGGCTTGCTCGACCTCATGCGCCAACTGAGCGACTAACATGCCCTTGAGCTTGACGACCGTCGCTGCCTGCGCTGCCTGCGCCTCGCCAGAGAACTCGAAGTACTCTTCGAGCGTGATTTCAGTCGACTCCAATTCGCTGATGGCTGATTCGAGTTCGTCGGATGAGCGCCCCATGCCAACGACTACGCAATCCTTGATCTCGTCGATCTTGGCTCGGATGCCGTCGATTCGGGCTTTGTCGGCGGTGGCTTTGCGTTGCCGCTCGACTTCAACCTCAGCATCCCAGGCGTCGCGCAGCTTCTGCAACCGGGCCTCTTCAGCCTGCGTGATCTCGATCAGGCGCTTTTCCTCTGCGATCACGGCTTTCCCGAACTTGACCGCGTCGTCCCGCGCATCCTTGCCAGCCTTCTCGATGGCGATTCGCGCATTCTTCAACGTCATGTACGCTGAATGGGCCTGCTCGCGCCCAGCCGGGTTCTTGATCTCGACGATGTCGGCGTACTTCTTCGACAGTTCGATCAGCGCTTTCTCATGTTCGGCGGTGCCTAGCGCTACTGCTGCGCGCTCCGGGACCGATAGTTCTTTAACACCGCTCATGACGCCTCCTTCGCCTTTTCGGCTTGTTTCTTGTTCAGTTCAAAAGCCGCTTTCAGACCCGCATGCGTTCGCACTTCGGATGCCGGAACGAACTCCATTTCGTAACCGTCTGGGTAATGCGGGGCATAATCCTTCTCGTGGCGGTCTGCACGGCTTCCCTCAGTCACGCCAAGGTCGCCAGGCACATACACTTCATGGCTGCACCAGTGGCTGCCCAATACCGTCCCGTCTTCGGCCATCGCATAGGCAATCCCATCGCCACCGCTGACCACGTTCGAAAAGCAATAAATTTTCGGTTTCATCCTCTTCCCCCTTTATTAGTTACAGGTCATCGCTGAAATCGACTGGGCGATGCGGGCGGCGGAGATTTCGTTCATGGCGCCCCCTTGCGTACCCAAATGATCGGCTTTGTCGTGCCTTTCAATGGGTGCCCCTCATAGAATTGCGCTTCGAAGCAAGCGACCTTCATGCAGTCCGTAGACTCTGCGTCGTCAGAAAACAGCTGAGTTTCGAATGCACAGCCCTCGCATCCCCGTGAATCAGCCTCGATCGGCACAAAGTCCTTGTGTTCGGCTAGCAGGGTGGCCTTCATGCCGCACCCCGAATCGACGGACAGTTGAACTGACGCGCCACGCTGGGCGGAATCCAGCTAGTCCCGATGTTCATGGGGGTCAGCCCCCGCCGCGCATTCCTCTCCTTCTTCTCCGCCAGTTGCGCGTCATTCATCGCAGCTAAATGGCGCAGTTGCGCTTCCATCTTTTCGGCTTGCGTGAGGCGCGCGGTTGTTGTGACCGTTCGAAGGTCGATCATTTGCAGGTTCATGCTTGTTCCTCGATGGCTTGGATTTCTGCGAGTCGCGCCAGAAGTTGATCCTTCTCGGCACGCAGGGCGTCTTCGTATTTGATCTGCATGAGTGACAGGGCATGCCTAGCCAGTTCGTGGAAACGCAGCTTGATCACCTCATCGAGCGCGGCGTCGAAGTACGACGACTTCCAGTAGTTTTGTGCACTCGGACTATCCTGATGGCAAATCTCGGTAGTTACGTCTACGCGATGAAGCTTGCCAACCGTGCGCAGATGCGGCTCACGTGCGCCGCACTTGGCGACGTACTCGCTGGCGTCTTTCCATTGACGCTTCAGGTCATCGGCTTTCATCTAACCTCCAATCAATCGGTTAAGCAGAAGCCCAGCGATGCTCACGACCGATGCTGTAACAGACCACATAAGAATTTCGGCTTGCCGCTGGCGCTGCTCGGCATCGAGGCGCTGTCTGCCCGCATCTGAAATCAGCGTCGTGCACCCGTCGTGCTGCTCGTAAGTGCCGCTCATGATTGGCTCCCGGTGGCTTTGGCGATCGCGGCGATGGCGCGGTCTACAGCTTTAGGGCAAGCGTCCGTATGCCAATGCGCAGGACCAGGAACCCAGCTGATCAAGTCACGTAGCGCTTCGAGCAGCTCGGGCGCGGCGGCCATCAGGCGGGCGTTTGCACGAGTTTCTTCAGCTTCTAGCTCATGCGCACCTTCATAGTCCGGCGTCAACACATTCGCGACCTTGTATCGCCGGCCAAGCTGCGTGCCACGGACGCGCACGTATGGCTTATCGAGTTCCTCGGGCATCGTGCACCACGGACCCGGCGTGAATTTTTGCTCGCTCATCGCAACACCTTGAACACTTGGTCAAAGCTATCGTTGACGCCGCTGAAAACCTCGGTGTCGCAGAACTCGGAATATTCGCGCTCCCATTCCTCGTGCGTGAGCGGCGAGCGCTTCCCTTCGAAACTGGCATCCAACTCGCGGTTTCGCCAGTCTTCTGAAACGGTTTTATCGACAAGCATTTCAGTAATCCTCAATTTTGTTGAAGGTTAATCGCCCTCAGTGGATCGCACTTCGACACAGCCCATCGGTGTAGCCAGCGCAGCTAGGGCATGTACTCTGCGTTGCCCGGTGTTTCCACCGCCGATGCGATCCGCTCAGGGCACCCGGTTAAGCGCCGGGTTCGCGCGGTTGTTAATCGTCAAATGGCCCCAGCAACGCCGCGCGGAACTTCAGCCAAGCCAGCCAATCGGCCTGTTTCTTTTCCTCGCGAAGCACTTGGCTCGCGACCGTAGACCAGTAGTCCCAGTCCTGCCAGCCATCGTCGGTTTGGTGTTTCATGGCAACCTCCTCACTCAAACCGGATCGTCGCGCCCTTCATCCAGCCAGAGCAGACAACCCCTTCCGCAAATTGACCAGATGGCCCGCGCGCTTCGAACCCGGTGTGGAACGTGTCGTTCTTGTCGCAACCGAAGTACGAGTACCCGGTGATCTTGACGTCGGTGAAGCCCGACGCCTCCAGCGCGTGGCGAGCCGCGGTTTCGTCAGTACATGCGGCGAGCAACGCTGCGCACGCGACAACCAATGCAATCCTTTTCATTCCGCCCTCCTACGCCCAGAACCCAAACCAAACCCCGATTCCGTGGAAAATTCCAACTGGGAACACGAACACGCCGACCAGCAGCAGCACGTAAAGCTGGTGGATGAGGCAGTCGACAATGTGTGTCAGCCAGCCGGCCAGAGAAATCAGGAACACGATCATGGCGATCATTCCGAACGATGCTTCACCTCGTTGCTTCTTCACGCCCGCCTCCATTCGGTTTCCCGCTTCCGCGAATCCTGGCGGCGTTCGTCGGCGCCGCGAATCAGGCCGATCGCCAGAAGGGACACAGCGGACCAGGCGATGATCCCGGCCCAGACGTAGTGAATGTTGATGGTCATTTCATTCCTCACTGCAAAGTGACGTAGCGATAATCAACAGTGCGGCGATAGACCCACCGGCCGCCCCACCAACTGTATTCATCGAAGCCATTGACGTGCAGGCGGATCATGTTGTGCAGGCGGTCCATGGTGGGCTCCTAGGCGGCACACAGTGCTCGCGTGATCGCTTCCTCTGCGGCGCCGTGGCCGTTGTCGCGGTCATACAGCGCTGTTCGCAGTTCGTCGCCACTCAAGTCGATCTTCATCACCCGGCCATACAGATAGTCAAAATACGTATGGCCATCATCGAGAAGCTTCTGGGCTTCCGCCTCCGACATATCGCCGTTCTTCGCCTGAAGAAACCCCATACCTTGCGGACGGCTCGCGTTGTACAGAGAAGCGAGAATCTTTGCTTTGCTGATACCTTTGATGTCCATGGTCTATTCC